GGGCGTCTACGTCGCCCCAGGCCAGACCATTGACGCCGATGGCGTTGTGCATGGCGACCCGCCCGAGAGCAACACGATCTCGTTCTGGGTGAGCGGTCTCGCAAGNCCGTTCGTGTCGTGGGCNGACCGNGCGGAGAGCTACGTTGCCGCCTGGCATTCCGGCGACCCGGAGGAGGTCCGGGCCGTAATGAACGCGGGTTTCGGCGAGTTATGGTCGCCGGCCGGCGGTGACGTGCCGGAGTGGGAGGAGGTGCGGAAGCTGGCGCTGCCGTACCACCAAGGCGACGTGCCGGATGGCGTCGTATTCCTGACGGCTGGCGTGGACGTGCAGAAGAACCGGCTCGTCTACGTCGTTCGCGGATGGGGCGCGCGGCAAGAGAGCTGGCTCATCAGCGCGGACGAGCTGTGGGGACCAACCGAGGAGCACGACGTCTGGCTGGACCTTGAGGACGTGCTGGCGTCCGAGTTCGGCGGGTTGCGCATTGCGCGGGCGTTCATCGACGCCGGCTTCCGTCCGGGCCGCCTCGACGCGGTGCCGGAGCACCGGGTCTACGAGTTCGCGCGGCGCCATAGCCGGCAGGTCTTCGCCACCAAGGGCTTCGACAAGCGCCCGACCCCGCTGAGCGTCAACCGCATCGAGGTCACGCCGCGCGGCGGCAAGGCCAAGTATGGCCTCGACCTCGTTCGTCTCGACACGGACTTTTTCAAGTCGTGGGTGCACGAGCGTTTGCGGTGGCCGGAGGACCAGCCGGGCGGGTGGCACCTCTATGAGGGCATCACCGAGGACTACTGCCGGCAGATCGTGTCGGAGGCCCGCGTGAAGAAACCCCGCGCCGCCGGCTTCCAGTGGGTGCGGACCTCGAAGCAGAACCACTACTTGGACTGCGAGGCCATGGCCTACGCCGCAGCCTACATGCTCGGCGTCCAACGGCTTCGGGACGACGCGCGCCGGCCGGTGGTGCGGCAGCGCCCCGTCCGGCAGGAGGATGAGGAACAGGTGGGCGTGGGGAGGCCGCAGCGCAGGCGCCGGGGAGGCTGGCTTGATGGCGGTAGCGGTGGACGTGAGAGGTGGCTGTGATGGCAGCGATTGAGGACGAGATCGCGGCCTTGCGCCGCGCGATTGTGGCCGGCGTCAAGCGAGTGGTCACGCAAACCGGCGGTGTCCGCAAGGAGGTCGAATATCCGAGCTTTGAGGACATGAAGGCTCGGCTCGACTGGCTGGAGGCGCAGGCAGGGAAGAAGCGGCGGCGCGGCGTCCTCGCTGCCTTCTGAGGAGCGACACATGGTCAAGGCGACATGGCTCGACCGGGCGATTGGCTTCTTCGCTCCGGGCGCAGCGGCGCGACGTGCGCGCGAGCGGGCCGCGTTCGAGGCGCTGACGCGCGGCTACGACGGCGCGCAGAAGGGGCGCAAGACGCTCTCGTGGCGGGCCGGTCCGACATCGGCCGACGCTGAAATTGCCCATGCCGGGCCGCTGCTGCGCGACCGGATGCGCGACCTGGTGCGGAATAACCCTCACGCCGCAAAGGCGGTGAGCGAGCTTGTTTCGCACATCGTCGGCGACGGCATCGTGCCTCGGGCGAGAACCGGCGACGGAAAGCTCGACGAGCGCGTGAACCGGCTTTTCGAGCGCTGGGCCAAGGAATGCGACGCCGATGGGCAGCTCGACTTCTTCGGCCTCCAGACGCTCGTGGTCCGTGAGATGATCGAGAGCGGCGACGGCTTGATCCGCCGGCGCCGCCGGCGCGCCGAGGACGGCCTGATGGTCCCCCTGCAATTGCAGGTGATCGAGACGGACCTGATCGATGGCTCGAAGAATGGCCCTACCAATGGCGGCGGGGTCATCATTCAGGGCATCGAGCACGACGCCATCGGGAAGCGCACCGCCTACTGGATGTTTCCGACGCATCCCGGAAACGCGGTGTTCGATCCGAAGGGGGCGTCGGAAAGTCGGCCGGTTCCGGCGTCGGAAATTCTGCACCTCTACGAGAAGCAGCGGACGCAGGTTCGCGGCGTCCCGTGGGGTTCGCCGGTCATCATGTCATTGCAGAACCTCGGCTCCTACGAGGAGGCCGAGCTGGTGCGGAAGAGACTTGAGGCGTGCATGGTCGGCGTCCTGATACCGGGCGACGACGACGGCGAGGTCGGCATTCCGACCCAGCAAGACAACGNGCCGGGGCTGTACGATCAGGACGGCTTCGCGGTCGAGAAATTCGAGCCNGGCATGTTCGTGGTGGCGCACGGTGGCAAGGACATCAAGTTCAGCCAGCCGGCCATTACGAGCAATTACGACACCTATAAGCGGTCGATGCTTCACACCATCGCCGCAGGCTTTCGGGTGCCGTATGCGATCCTCAGCGGCGACCTTTCGCAGGTCAACTACTCGTCCTCGAAGATCGGGCTGGAGGGCTTCCGCCGGCTCATCTCGGCGGTGCAGTGGCAGATGGTCATCCCGATGATCTGCGAGCCCGTGTGGCGGTGGTTCATCGAGGCGGCCTATCTGGCGGGCCACATCGACACCACGGACATTCCCGTGGAGTGGACGCCGCCGCGTTTCTACTCGGCCGACCCCGCCCGCGACGTGGCCGCGACCATCGCGGAGGTGCGTGCTGGCTTCAAGAGCCCGCAGGAGGCCATCTCGGAGCGCGGGTGGAACCCGGACGACGTGCTCCGGGAGATCGCCGAGTTCAACCAGAAACTGGACGCGCTCGGCATCGTCCTGGACAGCGACCCGCGGCGGATCACGCAGGCAGGGCAGTTCCAGTCCAAGCCCCTGGATCAAGAGGGACAAGAGGATGGGTGAGGCGATCAAAATGCCCGCCTTCGCGCGCGCTGCGGAGGTTCGGGCAGGCTCCTATGACGAGACCGAGAACACGGTCGAGGTCATTTGGACCACGGGCGCGCCGGTGCGCCGGCGCTCGTGGCGCGACGGCACCTACTACGACGAGGTGCTGGTCGTCGATAATGGTGCGGTGCGGCTCGACCGGCTCAACGCCGGGGCGCCGCTGCTCGACACGCACGATAGCTGGTCGCTGGATAGCGTCATCGGCGCCGTCGTGCCGGGCTCCGCGGAAATCAGGGGTGGAAAGGGGTACGCGAAGGTTCGCCTGAGCACGGCCCCTAAGGACGCGGATCGCGTCCAGAAAATCCGCGACGGCATCGTCCGCAACATCTCGGTCGGCTACCTGATCCACCGGGTGGAGAAAATCGAGCGGGGCGAGGGGCAGGTTGCGGAGTGGCGCGTGGTCGATTGGGAGCCGATGGAAATCTCGGCAGTCCCTGTGCCGGCCGATCCCGGTGCGCAGGTCCGCAGCGGCGGCAACCTGGACGACGCGCCTCATTCAATGTGCGTCATCGAGACCCGCTCGGTGGCGCAGACGGGCACCGCTGCGGCGACGCAGGAGATCGAGAACATGACGCACAACGAGACCGCTGCCGCTGGCGAGGAGCGCGGCATCACCAACGAGGAGACCATCACCGTGAAGCAGACCAACGAGCCCGCCGAGAAGGATGTGCGTTCCGCGCCGGTGGACACCGAGGCCGCTGAGCGCGCTGCTCGTGAGGCCGCTGAGCGTGCCGCGCGCGAGGCGGCGGACGCGGCCGTGCGTGCCGAGCGCGAGCGCATTTCGTCGATCCGCTCCATTGCCGAGAAGTTCGGCGTGCGCGACTTCGCCGATGAGCACATCGCCTCCGGCACGGACGTGGTGAAGTTCCGCGAGCTGCTGATTGACCACCTTGCCGAGCGCGAGGCGCAGCAGCCGCAGGTGCGCAGCGCCTATGGCGCGAATGTCCACGTCGGCGAGGTGAACCCGGAGCGCCGCGCGGCCGCCATCGAGAACGCGCTGCTCCATCGTGCCGATCCGGTCGCGAACCCGCTCACTGACGACGGCCGCGACTTTCGCGGCATGAGCCTCATCGAGCTGGCGCGCGATGCTCTTGAGGCCCGTGGCGTCCGCACNCGCGGCATGAGCAAGATGGAGCTCGCCGCCCGCGCCCTTGAGCTGCGCACCGGCGGCCTGATGAGCACGTCGGACTTCCCGATNNTNCTNNCCAATGTGGCGAACAAGACGCTGCGGCAGGCTTACGAGGCGGCCCCGCAGACGTTCCGCCCGCTCGTGCGCGAGACCACGGTCTCTGACTTCAAGCCGGTCACGCGCGCCCAGCTCGGCGAGGCGCCGTCGTTTGACCAGGTTGGCGAGCACGGGGAGTTCACGCGCGGCTCCATCGGTGAGGCTGGCGAGAGCTATCGCATCCTCACCTATGGCAAGATCGTCGGCATCACCCGGCAGGTGATCGTCAACGACGACCTCGAAGCATTCACCCGCCTTCCGCGCATGTTCGGCGTGCAGGCCGCGCAGCTCGAAAGCGACCTCGTGTGGAGCCAGATCCTCGGCAACCCCACGATGGGCGACGGTGTGACGCTGTTCCACGCCAACCACAAGAACCTCGCCTCGCCGGGTGCGGCCATTTCCGCCACCAGCGTTGGCGCTGCCCGCGCGGCCATGGCGAAGCAGACCGGCCTCGATGGCAAAACGGTGCTCAACGTCAGCCCGTCCTACATCATTGTGCCGGTGGCTCTCCAGACGGTCGTCGAGCAGTTCCTCGGGCAGACCTACGCCACGAAGCCGGACGACGCGGTGCCGAGCAGCATGAAGGCGCTGGTGCCGATTGCGGAGCCGCGCCTCGATAACGGCATCCCGCGCTCCAACATCCAGGGCGACGCCAAGGCGTGGTATCTTGCGGCTTCGCCGGGCCTGATCGATGTCGTCGAGCTGGCCTATCTGGAGGGGCAGCGGGGCGTCTACACGATACCCGCGTGGGCTTTGACATCGACGGTGTCGAGGTCAAGGTGCGCCTCGACGTCGGCGCCAAGGTCATCGACTGGCGCGGCCTGTACAAGAACACCGGCCCGCAGGGCAGCTAACCACCTGACGGAAGCGCATTAGGCGGCCCCCTAGCGGGGCCGCTTTTCGTTCATCCAGATTGGAGAAACCACGATGAAGAATTTCGTCTCCAGCGGCGAGGTGCTGACCATCCCGGCCCCTGCCACGGTGGCCTCCGGCGATGTGGTCATTGCCGGCGGTCTCGTTGGCATCGCTGCGCACGATGCTGCCTCCGGTGATGCTGTCACGATCAAGCTCGGTGGCGTCTACGAGCTGCCCAAGGTGGCGGCCGAGGCGTGGACGCTCGGCGCTGCCATCTATTGGGATGCCGGCGACAAGGTGTGCACAACCGACGATGACAGCGGGTCCAATGCCCAGATCGGCCATGCGGCGGCCGCAGCGGCCAACCCGTCCAGCACGGGCCTCGTTCGTCTCGGCTGACGCATGAACCCTCTGTGGGACCAGCTCGACGCGCTGGCTGGCGAGGCCGTCACCGCATTCTTCGGGACGGCCTGCCAAATCCGGCCGATGCGGTCGGGGGAGTATACGGTCGGTCCCGATCCTGACCGTGAGGTCGTCGAGGTTCGGGGCGTGTTCAGCCTCGCCCCGGACACCGACGACGTTCGCGGGCAGCGGTCGCAGGGCGCGTTTCCCGGCACCACAAGGACGGTGCTCGCTGAGGCTGCGGTTCAGATCGTCGCCGCTGAGGCGGCGAAGATCGGCTACCTGCCGAGNAGCGGGGACCATGTGCATCTCCCCGACGTGTCCGGTCACAGGCTGTACCAAGCGAACGTTGTCCACCACTTGGACGGTGGCGACTTGCTCATCGAATTGACGCGGGTGCTGTCATGAGCCTAACCGCCCTCGCTGTGCGCATCTGCGCAATACAGGCGCTCCGGGGCGCCACGCTGGCGGGCACCCGCGTCAAGGATAGCGCCCTGACGCCGCTTGACCTCACGGACCACGCCGACGCGGCGCCGGTCATCACCGTCGCCACGGACGAGGGGGCGCTGGACGCACGCGGNCGTGACCTGCTCAACTCCGACCGCACGCTGGAGCTTATCGTCGAGCTGGCGTGCGCCGCGTCCGTCACGGTGCCGCTTGACGATGGCGAGGGCACGGAGCAGCACGTCGTCATCCCGCACACAGACGGCGGGCTGGAGGCGGTGCTGGACATCATGGGCCGGCAGGTGGACCGNGCCTTTCTGGCCGGCAACGAATGGTCCGACCTGCTGCGGACCTTCATTGATGGTTTCGAGCGCGTCACGCTGCGGCGTGGCGCCGGGTCTGAGAAGGGCGTCCGCTTCGCCGCCCACCAGATCGTCTATTCGTGCAAGGTGATGGCTGAGCCGCCATTTGCCCCGGTTGAGCCCGGCAGCGTGTGGGATCGTTTTCTNGNGGCCCTGCGGGGACTGGGGGCCGACACCGCCNGCCTTGCTGACCTGATCCAAGCCGAGATCGAGNCGCCGGACTTGGTGGATTGGCGGCGGGTCGCCACCGACCTCGGCCTCCGGGATCGCGGCGCGNTCNAGATCGGCATCGGCCCGGCCATCGAAAATCCGCCGCTCGACGAGGAGCCCGGCCCGCTTGAAACGGTCGTCATCCAATCGGAGGGGGCGAGCAGCGTCGTGGTGGACGAGGACATGCTCGACGCGGCTGTGCCGCCGGAGGAAGGCAATGCGTGAGCTTGTCGAAGCGGTCGCGCGCGTCGCCGAGCTGGAGCGGCGCGTCGCCGGCATGGTCCGGCACGGC